TAGGAAAGCGTCTCGGCGTTCGTGACTGGGGAGAACGGTGCAAGCTTCAGCTCTCTGATGTCGTTTGCACCAAACACATAAGTGAACTTACGCAGCTCGCCAAAATTGGTCGGCAGCGCGAGGTAAGGAGACCCAGAGGTCATCGTGACCGCCGCGGTGCTTTCCTGGTTACCCGTGCGGAAGCGGGCGTTCATATCCACGCGAGCGAGCGAGATGAAGTCGTCAATATAGGCCGTCAGGTCGGAACGGTTAATGGTCGTTGCGATCAGGGTACGCAGATCACCAAGGTTAGCAAGCGCCATCCAGCCCTCCTAAAAAGCCCCCTGTGGAGGGTTAATCCACAGGGGTAGGTTTGCAGGGAACGCCTTAGTTAGAGATGACCTTACAGGCCAATTGCGGGCGGATCGTCTTGTAGCCGTACAGAACGTCGAGACGGCAGGGGAAGCTGTCGTCCGAGATAGTGTACTGTCTGACGATGCGGATCGAGATGCCGTCCATCACTTGACGCGCCGAGAAGTCAACGCCCTCTGGCATCTGAAGGTCAGCCGTCGCAAAGGCGAAGGCATCTTTGTGGAAGAAGAGCGAAGGCGTGAGAACGCGAGACGCCGGCACACTCTTAATGATGGCCGAGCCAGCCGCCGCCTGAGTAAAGACGTTCTGGCGACCCGTTGACGTAAAGATCGTCGGCTGCACAGCAATCGTTGCAGCCGAGCCGGTGAAGGCAGAGGTGACGACGAACTGTTGAGCAACCCCGGTATCGGCCTTGCTCTCAGGATGGCAGCGGTTGATGCCGCTGATCGTGATCACATCGCCAACGACGAGAGTGCCGCCCGTACCCGAAACCGGGATGTCAGACAGGCCGGCGGTGCCGCCAGACACGACAGTGCGGGTCGTAACGGAGGTGGTGCCGGAAGTCGCGGTGCCAGATGTCCACGAGGCGATGAGCGTGTTCTCGACAAAGTCGAAACCACCTGTACGCCCAAGAATGCCCTCGCGATATTGCTGCTTGATCGCGCTGCTGTCCTGAAACAAACCCTTCAGGCCGTCAACCATGTCCACAGTGTCCTGCGTAGCAAGCAGAGCGGTCAGGTCGCCGGTCGGGCAGAGGTTGTCTACAAGGATCTTGCGAGCGCCCAAGACCTTCGCAAAGGTCAAGGCGGAACCCACGTTGTACACAGTGTTGTACACATCCTTTGCCATCGTCAGAGCGTCGGCTTCAATCGCAGCAGCCAAAACGCTTGCCGCCGGCTGAATGATGCGCTTGGAGAAATCATCCAGGCTCATCGTCAGATCGACTGAGGTGAAGTTCAGGTCTACGCCCTTCTGCGTGGCAACAGTCAGGGTTGTGCTGATTTCGGCGGTGTCCTGGGTTGAGAGCGTGGCGCCCGTGCGGACAACGTATTCGTTGGGCAGTCGGATCTTGAGCGCCGTGCCAATCTTGGCGCCGCTCTTGGCAAAGCTGTCGTCATACTGCGTGTTGATCGAGCCAACAAAGTTCAGTTTCTGATGGAGAACGCGAAGGATTTCGCGGGTGACCATCGTCGGGGTGAGCATTGTGTTAGCCATTTATGCCTCCTGGCATGTGTGTGATTTCAGTGAACTCTAGAACCGCTTTGTCGCGCGCGTGCGACCTGACCGTTCCTCCACTTCAACCAATCGCTCATACTCAGGTGGTCGGGGTTCTTGGCGCTGGGCGCTGAACCACCGACTTTGGGTACAGGTTCTGGTGTCGGTTTCGGCATATTCTGTGGCTGGGCAGACGCAAGTGCCTGATGCTGCCCCATCGCCATGTGCAAAGCTCTAATTGCCCACGGAAACTGATTGAGGTCGTTTAAGACCTCCATCGGAATGCCTAAAGTGTTTGCTGAGAACTCCGTCACCTGTTTGGCGACATCCGGTCCCCAGTTCGGAATTGATTTGACGATCTCCTGCTGCGCCCGCTGCATTGAGACGTACTGCTGGCGCTTGTTGTCCTGTTCCTCTTGCGTGATCTTCTGCTGGATGCCGTTGTTCAGCTCCTGCATGCGGAGGTTCAGTTCGTTGCGGATCACCTGATGCTTCTGTGCCGCGGCCGGGTCTTGAGCAGCCCACGCGGCGAAGTCAATGTCCTTGTACTGTTCAATGCGCGTCTGGAGCGTCTTGGCCTCAGTCATCTCCTCAACGTGCTGGCGGTGCATCATCACCCGCTCAAACTCGGCCTTCAGCGCGGTCTCGACCTCTTTGCGCTCTTCAGAAAACCGCTGTGTCTTGTGCGTGTAGTCCCGGTCCAGGCTTTCGGCCTTGGTCAGGACATCCTTAAACACCGCCGGCACCTTGTACTCTTTGCCGTCTGTCCACCTAATCGCAGCCAAAGCCTCTTCAATTGCTTTATTATGCTCAACGGCGGCGGCGGTTTTGACCGTTGACGTATCGACGCCGGTTTTTTCATCCTGATCCGCAAACTTGGCGTCCCACGCGGCGCGGTCTGCCTCTATGGGAGACTGCTCTACTGTGGTCTCTGCCGGCGCGGAACTTGGCGCTTCAGTCGCAGGTGATGGACTGTTTTCAATGCCGTCTGATGTCGTGAAATCACTCATATGAATACCTTAGTTTCCCCGTTTTCGTTCAGCGCCCACGATGGGCGGATGTCTACTTCCTTCGCGTTCCCGTATTGACGCTGCATCTCGCTGGGATCAGCGTGCTTGAAAAAGCGACCGCCATCTTTCCACGCAAGCCAGGGGATGACGCCGTCCCCAGCCACTGTCGTGACGGTGTTCCAGTTTCCGCCCAGGTACTCGCGGTTGTTTACGCCCTCAATCATGTTGCCGAATTCCAGAGCTTGGCGTGACATCTCGGGGTTGGTGACAAAGCGCAGCGTGTCTCCCGTCCTCTTGGACTTTACCGTCACGTCAACAAGGCGGCTGGTTGTTTTGGGCTTGGGGTATGCGTGAAGGTCACTCCGGTCTGGGAGGTAGCAACTGTCGAACCCGTGAAGCTCGACTTCTGAGCAGCCCATGACAACTGCCTCGAAGAGGGCAAGCATGCCAATGCACGATGCATTGCGGCCAAAGAAGCCAGCCTGGACGCCGGGATAGGTCTTCTCGAACCATTCGCGCACGTTCATCGTAACCGGGGTCGCGACCCCACCGAAAATGCCCTTGGGGGCTTCAGAGAAGATGCCCTCCGTATGCCAGATGAAGGTGGAATTCTTGAACGGGAGAAACTTGTCGAGCGTCTTGTCGTGGAGCTGAGACGCGAGCAGGTATTTCACGCCGCGGCGCGGTTCGATGTAATCGGAGATCCACTCAGCCGGATCGCACATTGTCGCGTAGGCGATCTTTGAGCCTAAGCCGTTCTTGAAGAGAAAGTCATGGCTCTTGTTGCACGCCATAATCTGCCAGCGTTTCGAGATGCGGGTCTTGAGCTTGATGTCGATCAGCGTTTCTTTTAGCGAGGCTCCGCCGCCGACGATGATCATGCTAGATCCGCTCTCGGCGTTGATCACATCGATAAAGTTGCGAAAGCCTTTGTATTTGCCATCAGTCGCCGCGGCGATCTTGGCGCAGCTCTCATCATACGAGAGGCGCCCCTTGGCATGTCCGAGGGCTTTGGACAAAGGGGTGGTGGTCTGGGGAGGTAGCTCAAGACCAGTGTAGATCTGGGTCTCGGCCAAATTCATCGGAAGAAGGTTTAAATCGTCCAACGCGCTACCCTAGTAGCGCGACCACAGTCCCCGCCCGAATATGCTCTCAGTGCGTGCTGTTGTCAATTTAGGCAGCGGCGCACAGCAGGAGAAACAGCTCGTCCTCCTCGTTCTTTAACGCCTTGTCAGCCGCCATCGCCATAAGCGCCCTGGCCCACATCGCCTTTGCCTCGGCCTGTGCCGCGGCTTGGTCTGCTGACATCCCGGCGCCGGCCAGGAGCGTATTGAGGCCGGTAAAGCCCAGCGGGGTGTATGGCTCAAGAGGTGGTGCGGCGTACTGTGCGCCTTGATCCGCACCAGCGGGTTTCGGGTTACCCCCTCCCGCTAGGTCAAATTCCTTCCCCGAAAGCGGACGGGAATTAACGCCTTTATTTCTGTCCGCCGCGATCCGCTGGATGCGCCTGACGCTGTCAAGGAAGTTGTAGTCCTTTGAATTTGCACGGGTTTTCCGTTTCCCAGGCATTTTAAAATCTATTCTACTTGGGGAACTGCTGCTGAAACCGCAAAGGCCGCGCCTGCCGGCGCACCGGAAAACACAAGAGCGCCAAGCGCAAGAGGCGTGCCGTCTAAGTTCTCGTTGATCGGGCCGTAGCAATTAGCCAGCCGGACACCGTTAACGACGTTCGCCTTCTTGCACGAGAAGCTGAACATATTCGTCATTTGATAAGCTTCGGTCGTCGTAAACGTGTGCGGGTTGGTCGGCGCGGAAGCCCACGTCGGGGCCTGCGGCACTTCCTTGAACGGGAAGAACAGGCTCCACACCTGACCCTTTCGGGCTTTGCAGCTACCCTTCATGTTGCCGCCGTTCAGATCCGCCAGGGCCGTGCCTACAACGATGGGGCAGACCGCGACAGCTTCGCGGAACTCCGCTGTTCCTGTTGCGGTACGCACGGTGATCGATTGGCCGGT